TGAACCCCTGTTTTTTAGCTTTGTTTTGTAGTGTCCAAACATCAGCAGCAAACGACAACAAAAAAGCTTGCTGATTGTCATAAAAGAATCGGGTTTTGCTGATTCTTGCTTGCTGTACAGAATTAAAAGCACCTCTACCCGCTGATTCCAAACAGCCAAACATGCACCCTGCTGTTTTTGCCATTGAACAGATTTTGTGATCAGGTTTTAGGTAAACAATACCCGTCAAGTAACCGATGGATTCGCCCTTGACAGTTTTTGCCGATGATTCGCCTAGGATTGTCTTGTAGGGCAAACCTAGGGTTTTGAGAATGGTTTTGTAGGGGTTTTTCATGATATGCATTTCCAATGTGATTTGATGGTTAACCTAAGATAATTTTCTTAAGTTCTGCAATTGTTTTGCCTGTCATTTGAGACAATTCTTTTAGTGTCATGTTTAGATGTGTGTCGTAATAGTGTCTGATTTGTTCGTCTGTCATATCAACCCCCATAAATGATGAAATAACCCATAAAAGAACAAAACATGACACATGCAAAGATGAATGCATGCAGTAGATCAGTGAAAAAGCTTTTCATTGTTTACTCCCTGATATCGCCTGAATAAGCACGTTCTGCCTCCATTGACAAGGCTGTCAATGTTTGCTTGTCAAGGATTGACGTTACATCCGTGCAATCAAAGTAAACCGCTATCAATCGGTCAAGATATGACGGGATTTCAAGATCCAGTACTACAGTGACAATGCCACCGTTTAGGGTTGTCTGATATTCATGTTCCATGATGATCCTTTAAGGTTTGGTTATTGATGTATGTATTGTGAGTGTTTATATGCGATTGTGTACTAGGGGAAACCCTATGTTTTGCATCTTTAAACCCTAATAGGGAATACCCTAATGGCTATCAAGTGAAATCAAGTGCAACTATTGACAATGGTTGATTGATAGGTTTTGGCTATGCTTAAACATGGGTGGAAATCCGGTCAAAAGGTGGACAAAAAAGAAAAGAAAAAAGAAACCCAATTTCTGTCTATGCCTTGATACATAAGGCTTTCAAGAGATCAGATACAAGCCCAAACATTTCCAGCGAATGACCATTCCAGAGACTGATAAACACTAGAAAACATCAAAGAGATCGGGCACTTGCCAAGGAACAAACTAAAAGGCCCCACAGAGCGAGAACAGACCCTAGTGGCTACTACCCCCCTAGGAATCAACAGACCCCCCTAGAATCGCGTTTAAATGCGTTTGCACCCCCCTGGATTCGGGAGGGGGTAGGGCTGGCCCTGGAGCAAAAAGAGGGGGCCCACTCCCCCACAGTCAATTTTTTTACAAAAACTTTTTCCACCTGTCTCAATCTGGAAACGCAAACTAAACCTGAGTATTACTTCTCTAGAAGAAAAACCCTTAAAACTAGGAAAAGTGCCAGTTTTACCGGGGTTATATAAAAGATTGCCAAGCAGAAATGTAGTACTCGCAGTCCTGTATAAATTTTTTTGCTCAAAACTTTTCTGGTTGTTAGAATGCGGCAATCGTATTGAAAGGAAATGTATGGAATGGACACTGGCGCATCCTTTGCATGATGTGGATGACATCGTTGAACTGGCAGACAGTGTGTTTGGCATGGAAGCTGATGGCATCTTGACCAGGGACAGGAATGTGTTTCGTAAGAATGTGACGATTACGGCTACTGTCCAACTGTTTGACAAGGGTAAAGAGTTCTTAGCTGTCTGTAGACCTGTGGATAAGTCTGTGGATAACTTATTGGCTTACTGCTGGTTTGACCGTGGTGGGTATACAACCTACGCAAACGAGGAAATCTCAAACGCCAAGTTCCACCATGTTGACTTGTCTCTTCCTGTTAGACAACGTGTTAAATTGATCCATGAGATGATTGACCAACATATCCTGTGGGCACATAGTTGGGGTATTCCTGTTATCTGCTCAACCAGTATCCGAAGTGAGCATGATGGGTTTATGAGAATCCACAAGAAACGTGGATTTACCACTAACGGTAGTTATGCTTGGATAAGAACCGAGAATGCTATAAAAGGTTTGACATGAAAAAACCCAAAGACGCTGATATTCTTTTTGGTGAGATCAGACCAGAAGGCAGCAACGTGACTGATCCTGAAGAGCTGGAGAAGAGAAAACACTACATGAGGATGAAGAGAGCCGAGAAACGGGCTATGGGTTTGGCTACTGGTGAGAAGTTTCCCAAGCAAGAGGCTTCTAAACCTCAACAGAGACAGCAGAAATCGATTGTTAATCGGGTTACTGAATACGGCGCTTTGTTCAACAAGCTGAATGAGGAGAGGTTGGCTAAAGGTCTACCTCCTTTGAAAACAGCAATGGAGGTACTGATTGATGCGATGCAATCTGATGAAATTGATATCAAGGATAAAGCCCGTATTGCTGATAAGCTGGCTCCGTTTGAATCATCTCGTGCCCCAATCATTTCTATTGAGCATGTGAACAACGTCAACAGAGAAGAAGAGGTGTCTGCTGATGACGCTTTGGACGACTTCTTGACGGCTTTGCGTAAAGTGTGATAATTCAATTACTTTCATGAAAGGTTAGTATGTCTACCAACTTCCTGTACGCCCAAGCGCCTAACCGCACTGGCAACATGTCCAAGCACTGCCCAACCAAATCTGGTGGTGCAACCAATGTAACTGGTCCCAAGCACGGTGTGTCTGGCCCCAAAGGTCAACAAGGCGCTCCTAAGGCTGGTGGCAACATCGCTAGTCGCAATCAAAAGGTTCAGGTCAGCACCCATGCTGATTACTGTGGGACCATCAAGAACGATGGCTACATGGACAAATCTGTTAAAAACTATCTGGGGTAAATCATGTCCTACGGAAAAGTAATCTCTGGCGGTAAAGCCATGACCAATGGCCTAACTAAGAACATCAACAACAAGCTCAAAGGCTTTGAAGAAGGTCACAAACGTGGTCAGACTCTGGCTACTGCTGTTGGCAAAGCTTTCAACCAAAACCCTCTTTCTGATAACCACTTGAATAACATCAACGTGGCAGCAGCTAAGAAGTTCACCACCCCCAAGCTCCCAACCAACGTATAAGGTAATGTATGGCAACGTATGATATTGCGGCACTGAAAGAAGATCTACCAACGGCAAAAGACCTTGCTCAATTTGTCTATGACAAAACGAGCATTGCTCTTGACCTTGTTGGCAAACCCAAAGAAGAACAATACCAAGTCGCTAAAAACGCCTTGGAAGGCAAAAAGATCCCGACTGAATTCCAGACGGATCTAAACCCTTACATTGATCGAAAAGAACTTATTCCTGCTGATGAAAAGCGGATTCTTCCTCCTCGGAGTAAAGATCTGCCTGACGAGGGATCACAGGTTCATTTCTTTGGGGCTACCAACATGCCTCACCCGTCAGACCCTCAGTCCGACAAGAAGGTGCAGATCAACTTCCGCAAGTACGACAACGGCGTAATTACTTTCCAGGTGATGGGTCCATTGGAGCAAGTTGCTATTGGCGAACGCATCAACAAGTTTGGTCAGAAGCAACCTGAGAAGTATTCTTGGATTGACCCTCGTACTGAAGAAATGGTGTTGCGCCGTGCTGATGGCACATACACTGAAAAAGGCCGGGGCATGTATGCTTACTGCATTGGTGAAAAGGGTGGTGGTATCTGGTCCCTGATTGACCGTGACATGCTTAACATTGTCCAGAAGAACGTCACCAATCCGTGGGTCTAATGGAAGATCACAGCGCAACTTTTCGGCAGAAGTTATCTGCCCAGGCAGAGACTTGTGCAAGAAAAACTCTTGAGTGGTTGCAAAAAGATCTTCAAGGAGATCGTGTACTAAACCCTGAAGAGGTTTTTTACCTAGCATCTGCTGCTGATCTGCTGCTGACCATGCGTGACACTTATGGCAAAAAGTGAAGCCAGTGATTACATCCTTCCGATTTACAAAGATCGGGCGCTAAAGCATTTGATTAAGTTGGCTGGAGGTAAGGCTGCTATCAAGCACCTTGATTCTGAACAACTTAAAAAGATGAAAGATGCTAGGGATGTAATCGCCAAAGACATGCAGTACAACACCTTGAAGTGGTTTAGACCCTTCAAGTACCAATCTGAGTTCTTTGAAACTGGCTCTCGCTTTACCCGTAGGGGAATGATTGCCGCTAACCGTGCTGGCAAAACAGTAGCTTCTACTTATGAGGCTGCTTATCACCTGACAGGCAGATACCCCAAGAACTGGAAAGGCAAGGTT